TTCGTCGTTGCCGGCGTCGGGCGTCGGCACCAGGTCCATCTCCAGCGTGGCGATGCCCTGGTCGTCGCCGTAGCGCGGCTTGATCACCTGCACCTTGGGCGCGTCGACGGCGACGATGTTGCCGGCGACGATCCCGTGGACGAGGGCCAGCGGCGCCAGGGTGACCGGCGGCAGGGCGGCGGCGAAGAAGTCCTTGTCCGACACCGCCGGCGCCTCGATGGACACCGAGCCCGAGCCCACGCGGTCGGCGATCACCACCGCCGCCGAGTTGGGATAGTCGCGGTGGCGGGCCTGGACACCGAGATCCAGGTTCAGGGACCGCAGCACCGCCGAATAGCCGTGGATGCTGAAGTCGGGGGTGTTGGCGTTGTTGACCGGCACGGGTTCCTTGAACGGCGCCAGGTTGACGGTCGGCTGGGCCGAGGCGTCGGGGCCGACATAGAGGCCGGTGAACTTGAACCGGAAGCGCGGGAGCTGGCCGGACTGGAACTCCGGGGCCACCGAGCCGCGGGCGCCCAGAACCTTGTGACGGTTGCCAGCCATGTTGAAGTAAAGCGACGCGCTCTCCTCGTTCGAGCCGGCCGGCTGATAGGTCACATGGGCCGGCTTCAACGCGATGGTGAAGATGTCGCCCACCTGGAAGTTGCCGGTGATCGTGGGCGTGATGGTGGCACCGTTGACCAGGGCGAAGGCCGCGCCGGTGGTCATCACCACGCCGGCCTGGTTGTAGGCGGCATGGGGGCCGGCGGCCGGCGCCGACACGGTGAAGGCCGCCACGCCGGTCCCGCCGCCGGTGGTGCAGGTCAGGGTCACGGTGCGCGGCACGACGCCGGTGAAGGCGGCGGCGGCCACATAGGTGAAGGTGCCGACCGGGTTGCCGACGTTGGTGGCCGGGCTCGCCTGCGTCGAGGCGGCGGCGGCGATCACCTCGGCCATCCCGCAGGCGCGCAGCAGCGGGCCATAGGCGGGCGCCGTGCCGGCCGCGCCGGAACCGGCCACCGACACCGAGAACTCCATGGTGACGTGGGTGTTGACCGGGATCTGCGGACGGGCGCCGAGGTCGGGCCGCACGAAGTCGTGGGTGACCGTCTCGCCGTCCTGGGGCGTGATGGTGACGTCCATGACCTGGATGGCGTTGGCGTTGCCGGTGGGCGCCGCGTCCTGGCCGTAGGCGGCCTCGATCTTGGCCAGCAGCGTCTTGTCGCGGAACTTAAGAGGCATCGCGGGCTCCCTTCTTCTTAGGCGTGGTCAGCGTGGCGTCCTGGCCCTGGGAGGACGCGGCGGTGTCCGCGCCCTCCCCGAGGCTGGGTTCGGCCACGAGAATGGTGTTGGTGTCGGCCGGCCGATCCAGGCGGCGGCCCTGCGCGTCGCGCGGGGCATCGCCGTCCTGATGGGGCTTGGTCGGGTCTTCCACCCGCTCCAGCTTGCCGTCCTTGAGGATGTATCGCCCCCCTTCGGTAATTCTGGCTTGCATGGCTGGCTCCTAGCGGTAGGTTTCGGTGACGAGAACGAGGCGGGCCGAGTGGCACAGCACCCCGCAGAACAGGACCGGCAGGCTGTCTTCGACCTGCAGGCCGGCGGCGTCCTCGTCGGCAGTACCGGCGACCATGCCGCCCAGGGTCTGGTCGGCGCGAAAGGCGTCGCGGATCGCCTCGACCAGGTCGTCGAAGACCAGCTCCGAGGCGCCGGTGTCGTCGAAGGCCATGAAGCCCTGGATCACCCAGCGGTGGCGCTCGACGTTGCGGCTGACGAAGGGCGCGGTCTCGCGGGTGCCGACACGGCGGATATGCCAGCCCAGGAGCTGGCCGTTGGTGACGTACAGTTCCTTCAGCTTGGCCTCGGTCTTGAGGAAGGGCTGGTGGTCGTGGACGCGGCCGACGTTGGGCACGGCTTCCAGCTTGGCGACGATGGCGGCGCGGATCTGGGCGAGGGTGGCCATCACATGGGCTCCAGTCCGGCCCTGGCCAGGCCGCCGCGGGCGTGATCGGTGAGGATCGCTCGGAGCTGGTCGAGATTGCCTTCCAGAGCCCTCTTGAAGGCGAAGGCGCCCTTGGTGCCGTGGGCCTTGATCTTCCAGCGGATGGCCTGGGCGACTTCCTCGCCCTTCGGCCCCTTGATGCCCAGCTTGGCTTCCACCCAGTCGATCAACGGCTGCAGCGGCGGCATGTGCGGCTTGGTGCCCAGCTCGACCGGGGCGGCATAGGCAAGCGGCGAGGCGACCACACCCAGCACGGCGCCGCCCTGAAGCTCTGGCTGCTGGGCGATGATGCTGTCGGCGAAGGTGCCGGCGGCGCGCGGCGCCAGCTCGCGGGCCTCGCGCATCAGGAGCAGCTCCGCCTCCCAGATGCCGGCGACCAGTTCCTCCTGCACCAGCTCGGGGGCGACGCGGAACACCTCGGCGGCACGGCGCAGCTCGTCGGTCTCGATGACGGTGGAGAACAGCGGCTTGCTCATCGCGGCCTCCGCGGATGCAGGAGGCGGGTGCGGCCCAGGCTGTCGGAGCTGGGCAGCGAGACGACGGCGCCGGCGGGCGCCACGCGGTCGGGGTTGAGGCCCAGGCCGGTCATGTAGCGGCGGCGCAGATCCTTGGCCCGCGCGGCGTATTCCTGGGCCGGGGTGGCGCGGTTGATGTTGGCGGCGCCGATGGAGCTGTCGATGTCGCCGCTCTTCTCGGCGGCAAGCTGGTCGAGCAGGTGGGCGCCGGCATAGGCGGCCACGGCCTCGCGGTCGGCGGCAGGCACGGTGTCCGTGTCGGCGTCGACCACATGGGGCACGGTGTAGCGCACCCGCACCTGCTGGCCGGCGGTGATGCTGCGCGGCAGCCGGAACCGCTGCCCGCTGGGGATGGCTTCCACCGCCACTTCGGCGGGGGTGATCCGCGACGGCGGATCGGCGTCGATGGGGTGCTCCAGTTCCACCAGGGCGCTGACCTCGCCGTCCCAGCCCTGGGGCAGGGCGAGGAAGATGCCGCCGGCGGCGGCGACGTCCTCGACCTTCAGCCGGGGCCGGTCCTTCGAGTAGCGGGCCACGGCCGCGCGGATCGCCTCGTCCCGGTCGCCGGTGGTGACCGAGGAGGCGTCCGCGCGGACCATGCGGTCCACCAGCGTCTGGAGATCCTGGAGCGCCATCGGCCTAGCCGGTCAGACGCGCACGACGGTCAGCAGGACCGTGATGTCGTTCCAGGTCGGGTTGGTGCCGGTGATCGCCAGGTTGACCACCAGCACGGTCTCGTCGGCGACGGCCGAGGTGGTGACCGTGCCTTCGGCCACCGAGCCGGCGGTCACCGAGATCGGCGCCGACAGCAGCGAGTTGGCGCCCACCTTGACGTCGACGGTCAGCGTCGGAGTGGTGCCGCCCGACGCTCGGGCCGACGCGGACACCCCCAGCAGCTTGGCGGCGAAGGGCAGCTTGATGTGGGCGACGCCGGCGGTGTCGGCGGTGTACTGGCCCGAGATCTGGACGGGGATCAGCACCACGCCGGGGGCGGCGATGCTGGGCACGTTGGTTGCCGCCACGGCGGGCAGCATCGGGGCGAACAGCGACACGGTGGCCAGGGCCAGGGCGACGCCGAGCGCGCGGAGGAAGGACAGGCGGGGCATGGGGCACTCCCGATGTGGTTGACAGGGGTTGCAAGGGAAATGCCGGGCGGCGGGGCTGACCCGCCGCCCGGTGATCAGACCTGTCCTTAAGCCACCACGCCCTTGTAGAAGCCGCGGTAGTCGAGGACGGTGGCGCCGTAGATGTGGCGGATCTTGTAGGTCACCTTGTCGTGGGAGAACATCGAGCCCACCGACGGGTTGTCCTGGATGAAGAGCTGCGGCTCTTCCGACCCGTTGAGGAAGCCCACCTCGATCAGCGGGATGTCCATCGGATCGGCCGACAGGCACCAGTCGTTGACATCGGTCCAGTACCAGACCGGCATGACCTGCAGGGCCAGCGACGCCAGGAACGTCTTGTCGTTCTCGGTGTTGCGGCGGAACAGGTCGACCGCGGCCTCCTCGTTGTCGGGCGACACCCACAGGCAATGCGGGCCGATGCCCAGCCGGTCGTTGCTGTCCAGCTCGGTCTGCTTGAGCATGGCCAGGCGGCCGGCCGCCAGCGAGGTCTTGTCCAGCGCCGCCGCGCCCAGGTTGCCGTGATCGGCATGGAACAGGGCCTTGCCGTCGTAGATGACCGGGTTGGTGCGCAGGTGGTCGAGGACGAACTTGGCCAGCGTGCGCTTGGCGGCGCGGGACAGGTTGGTCGGGATGCGGCGGACGGCACCGACGTCGTCGTTGGTGATCATCTCCAGGGTCAGCTCTTCCGTGCCGCCCCGCTTGGCCACCGCGTACTCCGCCTTCTCGTCCGACGGCGAGGTCAGCGGCATGTAGGGATCGCTCTCGCCCACCGTCGGCAGGTCGCCGTAGCCGCCGAAGCGGGTGCGCTCCTGGGTGCGGAAGTCGGCGACCGGCACCACCGTGCTCATCATCCGCCAGACGTCGTAGGAAGACTGGGCGCGGTAGTCGGTGATCAGGCGGCGAGTGATCGAGTTGCCCAGCACCTCGGCGAAGCTCGCCGAGTTGAGGGCTTCGGACAGGCGCACCGGGTCGCAGTCCTGCAGGCGGCCGGTGACGTTGACGTCGCCGGTGGCCTCGACGTAGCAGGCGCGGAACGACCGGGCGTGCTGGTGGTCGCGGTGCGACGGGTCGAAGAAGGCGTCGAACATCGTGTTGATCTTCTCGGCGCGGGTCTCGCCGGCCTCGATGCGGGCGGTTCCGCCCAGGCCAGCGACACGGCCGCTCTCCGAGAACGTCGCGACGTATTCGCGCTCGTCCTTGATGGCCTGGTCGACGTCGGCCCGGGTGAAGCCGCCCTTGGCCTCAACCAAGGCGAGCACGCGGTCCTGTGCCGCCTTGGGCAGGCGGGAAGTGCCGACCGCCTCGCGCAGATAGACGCGGGCGTCGACCAGGGCGTCGACCTGGCGGGCGATGGCCGCGGTGTCGATCACCTGGTTGGCGGGATCGGTGCCGCCCGACTGGGTGCCGACGGCCTCGGTGAGAATGGCCATCAGCTCACTGTCGGAGAGCTGGGCGACGTCCTTGCCCCCGAGAAGGCCCTTGGCCTCCAACAGGGCGATGATCTGCTGACGGTTCAAGAGCTGATCCTCCTGGGCTTCGATAAGGTTGATGATCCCCCCGCCGGCGCCGGGATCGACGATGACGTCGACCGAACGGACCTTCAGGATCTTGGTGGCGATGCGGGCCGGCTTGCCGGCGACCTTGCCCATCCGGGCGGTGCCGTCGGCATCCATGGACAGGCCGAACGCGTCGGCCATGTTGCGGCGGACCGCCTCGGTCATGCGGGCGGCGATGTCGCCGGCGGTGTCGAGGACGTGCAGCACGCCCTGCAGCTCGCCGGTGTCGGCGGCGGCGCCTTCCACGAAGGAGACGTCGGTGATCTTGCCGACCAGGTTGCGGAAGTCCTTGCCGGTGCCGGCGCGGGCCAGATGCTCCTGGTCGGCCTTGACGAAGACCCGCGCACCCTCGAACAGGGGGGCTGCCTCGCGCAGCACGGCGTCGGAGTAGAAGTTGGCGTTGCCGGACAGGCCGGCCTGGACGATCCGCACTTTGAAGCTGGTGCCGGTCTCGCCTTCCCTGGTGGCCACCGCCTCGATGATCGCGCCGGCCGGCAGCGGCGCCGGCGGGTTGGCGGGGGTGGTGGGGGCGACGATGGCGAAGGTCTGCTCGACCGGCTGGGCCGCGCCCAGGGTGACCTTGTCGTCTTCGCCGACGGTGTAGGGGTAGGCCACCAGCTTGCCGTCTTCGCGGCAGACGACCCGGTCGGCGAACAGCGCCTCCAGGTCGGCCCAGCAGTCACGGCGGCCTTCGGCCACGTATTTGGCTTCGATGGCGCCGCGCACCAGGCGGGCCAGCGCCAGCATGTCGCCCTTGGCCTCGGTCAGCGCAACGCCGCCGGCGGCCTCGAGCAGCGCCAGGATCGCCGCCCAGTTCACAGCGCGGCCTCCAGCTTCTGGCCGGCGACGGTGACCACCACGACCTTGGTGTCGTAGAGGCGGAACGCGAACACCTCGGCGGGCTCGACACCCACCAGGGCGGCGGCCTGCTCGGCGTCGGTGACAGCCTGGCCGTCCTGCGGATCGGGCTGCTTCTGGGGATCGCCGGCGCCATCCTGGCCGGTCTTGGTCGGAGCCTTCGCCATCGTTCGTCCTCGCTGTTGCGTCCATCAGCCCTGTGGGCGATGATCGCGAGACTGGACGAAGCGGATGGTCTGTTTAATTCGGACAAATGCCCGCTGCCGACATCGGGCCTATGAAGGGCCGAATTCCCCTTCCGAATGGATTTCCCCCCTCACATCCCCAAAGGGGATGCCCCTATTCGCGCCTCCAGGCGGTTCAAAACCGCGTTCAAAAACTTTTCGCAGGGGTAGTAGCCCCCACAAGCCGAAAGGGCTTCCCTGCGCGTTCTGGCGCGAAATGACGGATGGCTTACTCGGCCGCCTGATCGGCCGAGGTGGGCGGGACGAAGGTGGTATCGCCGGGCAGCGGGTTGGCCAGTCGGAAGGCGAGCGCCTCCTCGACCTCCTGGCGCAGCTCGGCCTCCTGCTCGGCCGACAGGCCCATGCCGGGCAGATCGGCCAGGAAGGCGCGCAGCTCGTCGATGGGGTCGAACGGGCCGGGGGTCTCGACCAGAGACCACCGTTCATCCGTTTCGGCCTTGGAGCGCTTTGCTTCCGGCATGGATCGCATCCTCGATAACGGCCCTGACGTCGTTCCAACGCTGTTCGGCGCCGGGGCTCCAATGGACAATGTAGTTGATGACGCCGGCTTTCGCCATTGCGGCGTTGACGGCGTGCCGGCGGAACTCGGCACTCTCCCGCGACCACAGGCGCCCGGTGGACACGGCGCGCGCCAGTTCCTGCGCCACCGCCGCCCTGGCGACCTTCTCGGCTTCCGCCACCGACACGGCCTCAGCAGCGCGGCCGGCCTGGTAGCTGGTGCCGTCGTGGCCGTGGGCGAACACCGCCTGCAGGCCGGGGTAGCGGTCGAGCAGGCGCAGGTCGGTGGCGCTGAAGGAGGTGGCGTCGGGGTGGTCGTGGTGGAGTGCCACCTGGGCCGCCGGGTCGGCCAGCACCGCGCGCAGGTCCGCCGGGATCTCCACCTTGTTGCGCTCGCCCGAGGTCAGCGCCGCCCATTCCCGGCCGTCGACCAGGTTGCGGGCCGCCAGGTGCTCGCCGGCCGCCCCCTCGGCGGTGGCGGCGCCGAGTACCTGGGCGCGCAGCGCGAGATCCTGCGGGGCCAGCGGCGGCTTCGGCGCCGACTGCCAGTTGGCGTCGCGCTGGCGGCCATCGCCGCCCCCCGGCGAAGCCGAGGATCTCAACGAAGCGGGCGCGGCCGGCCCCGCCAGCCCCGCGCCCGGGGCCAGGTTGCCGTCGCGGATCTGCTGGATGTCCCGCTTGGCCCGGCTGCCCGCCAGCTCGTCGGGGGTGAAGGGCTTTTCGCCCTTATGGGTTACCTGCCAGTGATCCATGTAGGGGAGCTGGGTGCAGCCGCAGTTCACCGTGTTCTTCGCGCTGGCCTTGGGGTCGCGCGGGTACATGATCTTCTCGCCGCCGACCATGAACGGCTCGTCCACCTCGCGGATCTGGCCGTCGGCCAGGTCGTGGGTGCGGCGGGAATGGATCTTGCCCGAGCGGCGCCACTGCTTCTTCAGCCCTGCCACACCAACCTTCTTGGCCTGTTCCATCCGCCCCTGGGTGGCGGTCGAGAAGGCGCGGCCCAGCTCGGTGCGGACAATGGTCAGCGCCCGCTTCCGGGCGGCGCCGCCCAGAATGCCCTGGATGGAGGTAGCCGCCTGGGACGGCGTGCTGATGCCGGTCACCACCAGGCCCAGCTCCTGGTTGACCCGGTTGGCCACCGCGGCGGAGACGTCGCGCATCTTCGAGGTCAGGAAATGCTGCATGGCCAGGAGCTGGCCGCGGTCGAGGCGCGGCGCCATGCCGTCGAGCTGGATGCCGCCGGTGGCCAGCGGCGCATCGACCAGCTCGATGCCCTTGTCCCAACTCGCCGCTGCCCCGTCGTGCATCACCTGGCCGGCGTCGGCGCCGAACTCCCCGAGGACGTGCTCGACGCTCTTGCGGAGCTGGGGCAGATACCACTGCTGCCAGTCCGAAGGCTGGCCCGCCATCAGGGCGTCGATGCGCTCCAGCGTCAGGTTGAGCTGGCGCGTGATCTCGCCGGCGGTGTCCACCTGGATCGCCACCGCCTCGTTCCAGACGCCGTGGGCGGTGTCCTCGAACCCCCCGGCGGGCGCAGGCCCGCCATGTCCACCTTTGCCGGCGCCGCCGGCGTCGCTCTCACCCGGGCCGGCCACGATCAGGCTCCGGCTTGACCGCTATCCTTGGGCGCGGCGGGCGCCGGCGGCGCCTTGCCGTCCTGGGGCTTCTTGCCCAGGGGCGGCGGAGGGTTGGCGAACAGATCGCGCTCGGAGTTGGCGCTGGCCTCCTTCTTGGCGGCCTCCAGCTCGGCCTTGGCGTCGAAGTCCACGCCCAGCCTGGTGGCCACGCTCTGGATCATCCGCACCGCCAGCTCCTCGGTGATCAGGCCGCGGTCGCAGGCGGCTACGGCGGCGGCTACCACCTGCTGCAGGGCGGCGGCGTAGCGGGTGGTGTCCCGCGCCACCATCTCGGGGAACTCGGCCTTGACGTGGTAGGTCGCGTCGGCCGGATCGGGTTCCTTGCCGCTCTCCGCTGCCAGGCGCTGGCGCACGACGAAGGTGCCGATCTCCTCCAGGATCGCCTTGATGACGGCCTGGCGCATCGAGAAGATCTTGAAGGTGGGCTCAGACATGCTGTCGCCGGTCGAGCGGTTGACGTCGCCGCCGCCGCCATACCAGTGCTCGGGGATCGAGCCGCCGCCCAGGACGTGGTTGCGGAACAGCCGGCCGATGTCGGTGGTGTCCGACGCCTTGAGGTCCGGCGATACCGAGTTCCATTCTTCGGCATCGTTGTGGACGCGCACGCTGCCCGGTTTGGGCGGACTGATCTTCTTGGCCCGCGCATCGACCTCATCCTGGGTGGCGCCCTTCAGCGTGACGTCCCACACGAAGGCCCGCGAGGACAGCACGCGCTCCAGCTCCCCGAACAGGAACTGGTCGTAGCCGTCGATCCAGTCCGACAGCGGCAGCAGGTCGGAATGGCCGTCGCCGTTCTGCAGGTCGTTGACCGTGAAGTAGAAGCACTCGCCGTCGGGGAAGTCGGTGGCGCGGATCTGGCGGGTGCGCTCGGTGAACAGCTCCTCGTCGCGGCCGTTGACGATCACCCGGTACTTCTTCACCCGGCCCTTGGCGTCGCGCTTGGTCACCACGCCGATGGGCTGGCGGCCGTTGTCGGGATCGCGCACCACGACGGCGATCTTCTCGGGGTCGAGGTAGCCCAGGCGGACGGCGCCCGAGACCTCATTGGTGAAGGCCGGCCAGCACTGCTCGCCGTACATCCCCAGCTCGCGCATCATCTTGGGCAGGTTGGTGCCCATCTTGTTGATGGGGTCGCGCCAGAAGGCGTCGAGCCAGCCCTGCGCCTTCGGCTCCTCGACCACCAGCTTGATGCCCTCGGCCAGCAGGTAGGCCAGCGGCAGCTCGATGGTGCGGTTCCCCAGCGGGTTGGCGCGCCACAGGTAGTAGGCGATCTCGCGCATCCGGGTCTTGGACAGCGGCGACAGGTCGCGGCGGTCGTCGCCGGTCAGCGGGCGCCACTGATCCTCGTCGGCGTCCACCGTCACGCCCAGGGCTTCCTTGAAGCCGGCGGGCTTCTCGGCCGGCGCCGGTTCCTCGGCGCCGCCGGCGAGGGCGGTGAACGCGGCACCCAGGCGCCGCCACAGGCTCATCTTGGCCATCGCGGGCCTCCCCCGGCGCGTCCCGCGCCAATGCTGTTGACGTTGATGCCGAAGCGGGGCCGGGCCAGCAGCGGCGAACGGTCTGCCGGGCGATCCGGCCGATAGGTGTCGGGATCGGCGTCGACCGAGGCGCCGGCGGGCGGCTGGGCGCCGTTGTCGGCTGCGGCGACGCCGAGGAAGCAGGCCCAGGCACGGTCGGCGTGGCCATCGCCGTCGCGGTCGGCCACCAGGCGGGGCGCGCCAGTAGCACCCACCACCTTCTTGATCTTGTGCAGGTCGGCCCGCAGCACGACGTTGCCGGCCGGGATGCGGACGCGCCGGTCCTCGAATGCTTGGCGGGCGAAGGTGGCGACGTTCAAGGGGGTGGCGCCCGACAGCAGCACGCCCTCGACCCGGTGGGCGCCGTAGCGGCGCTGGGCGTCCTCGACCGGCTTCTCGCCCATGCCGGTCTGATCCATGGCTAGGCGGCGCATCCGGTAGCGGCGCTCCAGCTCGTCGAGGATGGCATCCTGCTCGGCGAAGCTGATGCCCTTGCGCTCTACGATCTCCCGGGTCCAAAGGACGTCGCTGACCAGCTCCCACACCCACGACACCCACAGGTCGCGGCGGCGGGCGATGTCGTTGCCGATGAAGACGTCGCCGCCCTGGTACAGTTCGGGGCGGCCGGCATCCGCGTGCTCGCAGGCGGTGATCAGGTCGTAGGACAGCCAGGCCGAGGCTTCCTCCAGGAACTGCAGCTCGTATTCCTGCGCCCAGGCGTCCTCGTCGTTCAGCGCGCGGCGCAGCTCGTCGATGTCGCGGTCGAGGCCCTGGGCCACGGCCTGGTGGATGTTGACCTCGTGCCGGTTCCAGGCGCTGTCCTGGGCCGTCCACAGCTCGTAGAACTTGTTGTCCTTGCCGTTGGGGGTGGACGTGATCCGCAGCCGCAGGCCGGCCTTGGAGATCACCGGGAACAGCGCCTTCCAGATCTCGCGACTGTCCTTGTGGAAGGCGAACTCGTCGAGGAAGACGTTGGCCGAATAGCCACGGGCGGTATCGGGATTGGCCGGCAGCGCCGTGATGCGCGAGCCCGAGGGGAAGCGCACCTCCAACGCCTTGTAGACCACCGTGCTGCCGTCCGGCTTGTCGACCCGGAACTCCTCCTCGGAGAACTGGGGCGGTCGCTTGCCCGATAGAACGGCGTTGTAAACGGCATAGAACGCCTTGCAAAAGGGCTTGATCGCCTCGTCCATCGCCTCGGCGGCCTGGCGCTCGCCGCGCGACAGGATCACCCAGCGGACGCGCTCTCCCCGGATCTCGGCCTGGATGCAGTCATCGACGATCTCGGCACAGGTGGTGAAGGTCTTGCCCGACTGCCGCGAGAACATGCCGATCTTGAAGCGGCTGTCGTCTTCAAGCCACCGCCGCTGGTACGGCAGGAACTCGATGATCGGTTGGGCATCGAAGGGGGCGGCCATCAGGTGAACCCGAGGATGCGGCGGGCCTCCTCGGCCGCCTCGGCGTCGAAGCCGCCCCGGCCCGTCGCCTCATCCAGCTTGCGGCGCATCTCCTCCTCGGCTTCCTTGCGCGCCGCGGTACGGATCTCCATCTCGCGCTGGGCGCTGGTGCTCTCGGCCAGTTCCAGGTTGCGTGCCATTTTGGCCAGCTCGTTCAGAGCCTTCGGCGGCACCGGCGTCTCGTCATCGGCCAGGGCGTTGGTGGCCTCGAACGCCATGATGCGGATGGTCTCGATCAGCCACCGGCCCATTTTGCCTTCAGGAACCTTGCCCAACTCGCCGACCCACATGTCGGCGACCTCCCGCGCCTGGCGCATCCGCGCCCCGATCCGCTCCATCGACTGGGCGTAGCGGTTGATCCCCGACTTGGACAGCGGCTGCTCGCCCCGGCTTTCCAGCAGCTCGTTGACCTTGGCGAGGACAGCGAGCTGCGTCTCCCGTCCCTCGCGCAGGAGGCGGTCGAGCATGGTCTTGATGTCGGGGGGCAGCGCCTTGACGCGGGAGGGCTTGGGCACGGCGTCAGCCCTTCGGCCCGGGGCGCTTGACGCCGGGGATGCGGGAGCGGCCATCGGCGGCGTCCAGGCCCCGCTGGCTGGCGGTGGCCACCAGGATGCCGCTTTCGTCCTCGGTGGAGAGGCAGCCCTGTTCCTCCAGGTAGAGCAGGTCGCCGCGCACCTGGTCGCGGCTGGCAAGGTGCCCCCAATCCTCCAGGGCCGCGTGCAGGATGCTCTCGTTGGTCGAGTAGCCCGGTGCCTCGGTCAGCAGGCGCAGGATGACCAGGCGACGATCTTCGACAAGCCGCTGTCCCAGGCTCATTTCGTATCCTCCAGGGCGGCCTCGACCATCGTGCGAACCGGATGCTCGACCCGCTGCAGGATCGCCGTGGCGACGCGGATATCGCCCGACAGGCGCTCCATCTTGATGCGCAGGTCCGCGACCTCGTCCTTGGTCGGCAGGTTCTTCAGCGTCGTCTCCAGGCGGGCGAAGCGTTCCTCGCCGCGCGCCAGACGCCCTTCCAGTTCGTCGTGCTCCTCACCGTGTTCATCACGGTATTGAGCGAACTGCTCGTGGGTGACCATCGCCTTGCGCAACGACCACCAGGCCCAGCCGAATACCAGCGACAACAGGGTGCCGATCACCCCCATGACTTTCAGCGCCAGCTCGCCGGCCTTGAACCAATCCATTTCCATCAGCTTTCCCTCTCAAGCTGGCCCTGGCAGTTCACGCACCGGCGGCAGCCGGGAATTGCCTGCCGGCGGGCGTCGGGGATGCGCTCCCCGCAGACGATGCAGAAATACAGGCTCTCCCCCTGCGGCATGCCGGCCCGGTGCTCTTCCAGCACCCGGGCCAGGTGAGCCTCCTGGGCCGAGGCGGCGACATCCATTTCGTCAGCCACGGCTTCCCCCCAGGGCCTTGGCCAGCAGATCGTCCTTCTCCTTGCTGCCCCGCGAGCTGCCGAACTCGAAGGCGAAGGCGTCCTTGAGGCACGAGCCGAAGATGCCGGCGATGGTCGACAGGATGCCCACCACCTCGCCAGGAATGGCCTGGCGATAGAAGGCCAGCACCCCGATGCAGGCGATCAGGCCGACCACCACGGCGGTCACCATCAGGTCGGCCCGGCGGTTGGTGCGGCCGGCCTTGGCCAGCTCGACGTCGCGGGCGCGGGCGCTCTGGCGGTCGGCCAGGTACGCCTTCTCCAGATCGGCGTTGACGTCCGCCAGATGGGCCTGGAACTGGGCCAGCAGCTCGGGGTTGGCCCGCAGCGCCGCCTCGGCGTCCTGGGGCGAGCTGGTGCCGGTGATCTTCTGGGCGGTGTCCACCACCTGCTTGGCGACCTGTTCACCTTCATCGCCGAACAGCCACTTGCCCACATAGGGGGCGGCGAACGAGACGAGGCCCAGGGCGGCGCTGATCGGGTCCATTCGACGGGTCTCCTCAGGCGTGGGCGCGGTTGAGCCAGCCGCGCTCGAACACGGCCAACTGGGGTTTTGCGGCGATGAGATCGCGGTAGAAGCCGGCGGCGGCGTCCTTCAGGGCGGACAGCAGCGCGTCCGGCTGCGCCTGGTTGGCGAACTGGATGGTCTGCACGCCCAGCACCCCGTCCACCTGGAGCGGGCACCAGCACGCGGCGATGGCGCGCTGCAGGCATTTGTGGGCCTGTTTCGACCCCATGTTGACCGCCAGGTCGAACACCTTGGCGGCGACGGCGAGATCGGCGATGCGGCCATAGCCGTACCTGTCCCACCAGTGGCGCCGGTAGATTTCGGCGGCGTCGGCCGCGCTCATCCTGCGGATGTCGTCGGCGTCGATGTCGCCGTCATGGTCGAGGTCGCCGTCGAGCCAGCCGTCGCCATCGGCATCCTTGGCCAGATCGGCCAGGGCGAAGCGCAGGCTGACGCCGAAGTTGGTGGCGCCGCCGGGATCGGCGGCATGGTCGACGAAGCCGCCCTCGTGAGCGAGCACGAAGGCGACGGCCTGGTCGAAGCGGGGATCGGGCGAAGAGGGTTCCGGCATGCTGCACTCGCTGGTCGGGATACCAGGCGAAGGTGCAATGGCCGGTGGGTAAGGTTAACTCGGGCACTTGCCCGCTTCGTCCCGCATTTCCCGGGTTTTTTCCGAGGGCGGGGCAGATGTCAGAGCTTTACGGCAACCGAGAGGCGGGTCAAGCCCTTTACAGGAACGAGCCCTGCCGACTGTCCGCCGGACGCCCCTTGCCGCTCTTGCCGGTGCGATGGCGCCGCACCGTCTTCTCGTCCACGCCCAGAGCGCGGGCGATCTCGGCCGCTGACTTGCCCTGGGCCAGGCCCTTGCGGATCGCCGCCCACAGCTTGCCGCGCGATCCGGCCGGCCCCAGCGGGATCTTGAGCTGGGGGTTGGCCCGCCCGCCGAAGTGGCGGCACAGCGTTTCGGCGGCCTCCCAGCCGACGGCACCGATCAGCCAGTGATCCTCGGTCAGCCGCTCGACCGATGGGAAATAGGCGGTCGCTCCGCCCTTCGCGGCGGCAATCTGCAAGGCGACGGCGAGGCCGGCGACCTCCTCGATCTCGCCCAGGATGCCGGGCAGCAAGGTGTCAGTCATGGCCGACCTCCCGCGCGTTCCGAGGCACCCGGCCGGCGGCCTTGAGCGCGGTTCGACAGGCGTTCGAACAGGCTTTGACGACGGGCTTGCCGTCGTCGAGATCGCTCAGGCTGCCGTACCAGGTCCAGTTCTTGTCCCACAGCGCGGCGCGCCCGCAGGCGTCGCAGGTATGCGGGCGCTTCGGCGGGCACCGGCACGGGGCGCTCAGGCAATCAGCACACATGCGGGGGCGACGGGCCATCAGGCTTCCCCCCGCTGCTTGGCCACGGCAGCGCGCACCCAGCGGCCCAGGCCGGAAATCGCCTTGTCGGCTTCAGTGTCGGTGAGATGCCGGACATCCTTGGTGCAGGTGGTCGCATGCTTGCGCAGCCAGCCGGTCAGCGCCCCATCGTCGGCCTCGGGCGGTAGGGTGAGCGCACCCAGCGCCCGCAGGCGCCGCCACTGGGCCAGCACGACGCAGATGCGCGGGTTGACGTGATCGTCCCAGCGCACGCTACCGTCGCGCTCGGCTCGCGCCTTCAGCCCCTCGATCACCTTGTAGGCGTCCTGCGGCCGCAGCCATTGTAGGGCGTCAACCTTGGTCTGCCGGCGCACGAATGCGGCCAGCGCCTCCTCCGAGCGGTCGGGCACGAGGCCCAGGTTCCACAGGGTCAGCCACAGGGCGCGGGCTTTGCGGGCGATGTCGCTGTCGGCCGGGCGATTGGCGCGGGCACCCTTGGCCGGCTTGGCGCCGGCCCCCAGCGACCGCAGATGCTTGATGACCAGGTCGCGCTCCGACAGCGACATCTTCGCCGAGCTGTCGGTGCGGCCCGCCGAAAAGCGATGGATGATCGCCCGGTAGCATTCCTCGGTCAGCGCCAGCTCGCGCCGCAGCGCGTGAATGGCCTTGAGCTGGTTGGCGCGGCGGGGGTCGGTGGTGGCGGTCATCGCGGCAACTCCTGGCAGAGCGCGTAGAGCCGTTCTGCGCGGCGAGCGTGGCGGTCGGCCTTGGCATAGATATTGTCCTGTTCGGTAGCCGCCGCCTTGTAGGCCGCGGAGGCGCGATCACACCGCTTCAGTGCCTTGTCGAGCGCCTTCATGTTCATGGCAACACCAGCCTCGTCGCGCGCCCGGATCGCCGCGTCCCATTCACCAGCGAGCGGAATGACCGTGTCGCTCAACGCTGCGGCCTGTTCCCGGAGAGCGAGCGCGCGACGGGTGGCGACCTGCCACTGCGCCCACACCAGGTCTCGTTCGCTGTAGCCGACGACCTGCCATTTCAAGCTGTCACGGATCAGTTGCAGCAACTCTTCGCGGTCGAGATCGTCGAGAGTAGTGGGCTTGCGATCAGCCATGGTCACCCCTGAACAGCGGCAATGCCGCCGGCACCATTTCGGTGGGCTCCTTCCCTGCGCGGCGGTGTTTGCCGGGCCAGGCCGTCATCCACGGGAGCGGCTCGGCCAGCGCACCGGACTGACGCCATTGAAAATAGCCGAGCGCACCGGCGGCCGGGATCGGCGACACAGGGCGCTGATCCATCAACACCAGCCCGCGCGGGCCGAAGAACCACGGGCTGGAATGGTTCTTGACGATGGCGACGATATTGGCCGCGCCGATGATCGCGCCACGCACCAGGGCGTCGGGGCGCGGGCATCGGACGCCCAGCGTGGCCATGAAATCGGCGGCCTCCTCGTACTCGTCCCGCGTCATGCCCTTGGCGGCGTGGATCGCCACCGGGCGCGCGTCGAAGGCCGCCTTGGACACCGCGAAGGTGGAGCGGTTCTCGATGTCCTTGTGGCCGGCGACGATGGCCCAGGCCCAGGGCTGGCGGACGGAGAGTGCAATATCGGGGAGAATGGTCATCGATCAGTTCCCACACATGCCCTGGCACTCTTCCATGAAGAGGTTGCCCATCAGGTCGTCGTTGTTGGTGAGATCCACCTCGTCGAGCGGGATCAGCGAACGGTGCAGGTAGACGGCCTCGGCCTTGATGCCGAGCATGCCGTTGCGGATCGCCCGGTCGACATCGACCGCCTGCTGCCAGCCGGCCGGGTCGTTATCCTTCAGCCAGCGCCACTCCGCGTTCTTTCTCATCGGGCAGATGGTGCAGGCCGACCGCGGCGGAAGGGGATATCCGTGCCGTTTCAGCCATTCCAGGCAGTCGCCCCGCGTCATGCGGCGGTCGATCAGCGGGTAGTCGTTCTCGATCCACTTCTGGAAGGGCGGTTTGGCGCGGCGCCGTTCATCCCAGGAGATGCCGATGATCTGCTCGACCAGCACATCCTTGGGAACCCGATGGCCCTTCTTCACGCCCAACAACTCGCGGACCTTGGCGCGGATCGGATCAATCTTGTAGTCGCCGGTGCATTGTCGCTTCACCTTGCCGCCACGCCCGGTGCGGACGCTGTGCTTCGACCGGACGAACATCGGCGGGCGGCCATGGCATCCCCCCTGGCGGGCGGACGAGCGCAGCATCTCGTCGACCAGGTTCCCGGCCGAAACGATGTGGACCGGGAAGGGCAGCACGTTGTTCGACATCAGCCAGCGCAGATGCTCATAGACCGGCCCAGGCTCGCAGCCGGTGTCGGCGAAGATGGCGCAGTCGATGGGCTCGATCTCGCCCTCGGCCGCCATCAGGGCGATGGTGGTGGACTGGACGCCGGCACCGAGGCTGAGAAACCGACGGGGGATCATCGTGCCACCCCCCACGAGGGCATTGGCAGGAGATCGCCCCAGCGTGCATGCTGGGCGTCCGCGACCACCCGGAGCAACCACATGGCCACCGACAACATCGAACCCATCGCCCGGGCGATCTGCGAGCGGGAACTGCGGGCCGCGCCGAACGTTTCGCCGTCCGAGATCCCCGCCCTGGTGGAACGGTACTGGCAGGTGATCGCGGCCCAGGTCGTGGCCGGCCTGCGCGACGAAGACGGCAAGACGGTCCCGCACACGGCCGCCACCGGGATCGCGGCCTGGGAAGCGTGGCTGGACGAGCGCGGGTAGAAGGTCATCGCGCCCTCCCTTTCCCGACCACCTTGGTCAGCTCCCGGTCCACCCTGAACCCGCGCCGCACCGCGACGCGGCCAATGGCGGCGATCTGCGCCCGGCTGCCGGAATGGCGGAACAGGCCGAGGTACGAGGTGGCGCTCTCGGGCAGGTCTTCCCGCAGCATGGTGGCAAGCCGCGCCAGGGCGACGCGGTGGGTCTTCGGCCTGGCCGAGCGCCGGTACGGGCGGATCACGTGGCCGACGAAATCGACGCCCTTCTCGACCGGCGCCACGAAGGTCTTACTCTCAGCCAGGCGCAGGCCAAGGTCGGCCAGGCGCTCACGGATCGCATCGGCGGCGGCCAGCAGCACCTTCGGATCACGGTGGACGAGCACCATGTCATCGACGTAGCGGACGTAACGCAGCTTCAGGCGGCGCTTGACCATTTGGTCGACGGGATCGAGGTAAACGTTGGCGAAGAACTGGCTGCTGAGATTGCCGATGGGCAGGCCGATCCCGGGTGCCGTCTGGAACAGGCTCTTGTGCGGCGGCACCCGAGCCAGCGTGCCGGCAACATCCTGGATGATGGCGCCCTGGCGGACGTCCTGGAACACCAGGCGGCGGCACAGCTCCAGCATGGTGGGGTCGGCGATCCGGCGCGCCAGCATGCCGAACAGCACGTCATGGCGGATCGAGCCGAAGAAGTTGGCGATGTCGGCCTTGAGGTAGAAGGCCGGCTTGCACCAGCCCTCGGTGACCGAGCGCAGATGGCGCTCCAGGCGGTCGGCGGCATAGAGGGTGCCGCGCCCCTTGATGCAGGCGCAGCTATCGACCACGAAGGCCGGCTCGAACAGCGGGTTGATGGCGCGGTACACCAGGTGGTGGACGATCCTGTCCCTGAACTGTGCCGCCCACACCTCGCGCGGCTTCGGTCGGGTGATCGCAAACACGGTGGCCGGCGCCGGCCACCAGGTGCCGGCGCGCAGCTCGGCCAGCAACTGCATCAGGTTGTCTTCGAGAGCGACCTCGAATTCCAGCGCCGAGCGCGTGGTGCGCTTGTGGCGGCGGCACTCGTAGTACGCCTCGAAAAGTTGGGCCACGGTGATCTCGGATGGCTGCTGGATGATCATTTGCGGACGGCCCGGACCCGGGCGCTCCAGTCCTTGTTGTTGTTGTTCTGGTTGCCGTTGTTGAAGTTCTGGACCCACGCCGAGCCGGATCTGTCGGGGGTGTACAGGCCGGGCCGGCGATTGCGGATTGCATCGACGCCGGCCGAGCTGCGCCGGGACGCGCGGGGGAGCACCCGCCGTATCCACGATGGCGCCTGGAGCGACGGCCAATTGCATCGACGCCGCCGCTACCCCGACCAAATGATGTGCGCAGGCGCGCAGGCCATGACCTACGGGCATCAGGCACGGCTCCTTGAGTATTTCAGCCATCCCGACGCCTGCTGACCGATGGCGTCGGTGAGTTCCACCGTGGCCCCATATGGCGCAGAGGCGATCAGGTGCAGGTCCTTGGAGAGCCGCAGCAGCAGCTTCAGCGTCTCCAAGTGTTCCCGCAGGTCTTCGAGCACCGACGGGCGGCTGTCCGGGCCGGCGGAGTTGGCCCGGAAGATCCGAACCACCACCGCCTGTCCTTCCGCGAAGACCTCGCGCCCCAGTCCCTGGCGATAGCCGCGCGGGTACTGCTGCGT